CTGATAGTGAAGTGCCTACGCTAACCACGATGATTAACCCAAGCCTTCGGATAAGTTTTTTATCTGTTGGTGTAATGAATCTGCTCCTTGTTCAGTTGCTGACCACTTGCTCACAACTCGCTTTGCATAACTAGGCGATGTGTTCAATTGCCCTGCAATTTCGTTAGCAGATAATCCTTTTTTATGTAAGTGAATAATGTTGAGTGCCATACCTTTGAAGGTGACATTCTTTTCCCTTACAACAACGGCATCTCTTTCGGCTGGCGATTTGCCACCCCAAATGCCGTGAATTATCTGTTTTTCTAGTGCGTACTCCAAACACTCCTTTTCGTGAATACAACTCGCGCATATCGCTTTGAGTTGGTGCAGTCTTTCTGCCTCTTGTGTGCGGTTGTCAGGAAAGAATAAATCCTTGTCCGTGGCATCTGCACACTTGGCTTCAGCAAATCGCGGTAGATCAACAAAGAAATCAAATGTGTTCATTGCTTTTCTGCCAGCCATTGTTGAAGGTCCTGGATTACCCAGGCTTTTTCTATCCCAGCGTTTCGGCGCTTGAGAATGATGTAATGCAATGGCACCTCAGATAAACCGCGAGCCTTTGCATAGTTTTCTGCCTCAACTTCAGCTTCACGCCAAAATTCAGGCAAACTTATTGTTTTACGATTCTTGAGTTCAAGAATGTATTGCTTGCCAGCAATGATTGCGACTAGATCGCCTTCATCGTTCTTACCCGCCTTCACCAAACGCTCACACAAAGCACCAGCACTGCGAAGCCAACGCATAACATCGGTTTCAAATTGTGCGCCTTTACGCCCGTTTGGATTAGCCATTGGGTTATTTAACCGCCTTCAGTGATGGGTAGTTGGTGCCAGCCTCACGGCTGATGCGGGCAAACTTAACTGCACGAATCAAATCTTCAGCCAAAATAAGTGCTTCTTGCTCTGTCATATTGCAAAGCAATGGTGCGTTCTCGCCTAAGTTATCGCGTGCATTATCTAGGTGTTCAAAATAGCCTTCAGCCTTCACACTGCGATCAGCCGAATGGCGCAACAAGTCCAAATCATCTAATTCGTAAGCACCCACAACATCTTGCACTAAATCTTTTACTGCATCTTGTTCTTCAAGATATAGCGCAATGCTGCCGTCTGAATGATTGTGAATTGAAAATAGTGGTTCGCGTGGTTGCTTAAATTGATCTAAGTTCATCAAATTTCACCCCAAGTAAAATGAATCCTATAAGGGTGAAAATCCAATGTAAGGCCTTTATCAAAGCAAAGATAACTGATTCCATAATCACGACTACTGCAATCAGAATCATCAGGAATTCTGTAAGAAATAACTTCAAAATTTCTGATTCTCATTGACCTTCACCGATTTCAAAAGCCGCAACAATGATTGCGTACAAAGCTAAAACGCCGATAATGACACAAACTAATCCTAACCAAAACATTTGTTTCCCTTTCCGTTCAAAGTAGGTGCGCCCATACTACACACATCTGAACAGTGCAACGCACTTAGACTCGCTGAACCTCTATCTGAAAAGGTGCGGCGGTGTTTATGTCGTATTTGGCAGCAATCGCCAGCGCCTCAAGAATCCGATCAGTTGCCCATTCAGGGTTGGCAAGGTTTGGCAGTTGCCCCGCCAATGCGCCAAGCGCGTAGGCACTGCCACTGCCGACCCCATAAAGTCCATCTAAAGATTGCGTAACGCTCAAGTCATCGCCAATTTCAAATACATTGCCAGCAAATGCCAACAGGTATGAATAACTGATTCCATCTTTGGTGTAATCAAATCCCTGCATCTTGAACGCTGCAATGATGCTTGGGATGATCTTTCTGCCCATAAAGGTAACTGGGTTGGTGCCATCGTAGGCAGGCGGTGTCCAGTTGTAGGTAAGAACATCGCCTGGCCGACAATCACCGCTTACGGCTAACAGGTACTTCTTCAGCTTCACGATCTTGGGTGTGCTGGGCGAGATGATGCGCTTATCCCCATCTGTCACCTGAGAGTCTGCCCCTAGAATGGCAAAATCAGGCCCTTGGAAGGCTAGTAGCGTGGTCATTGGCCAAGTGTAGGGCAACGGCCTGAAAAGGCGTGGAAACCCTAGCAATTCCCCAATTTCTTCAGGTTCCCACGCCTTGATCTGACCCTAACACGCCCAAATCCTGTTATCAAATTGTTATAAAGATTTTTGGCAATTTAGGGTCAAATGTTGCCTATATGTATATACAGGTGCTATTTTTATCTCATTGGGGAACGGCCCCTAAGAAACGAGTTCAAAGTGAAGCTAGTTGCAACAGATACAAAAGTTCAAATCAAGTGGTTTGTTTATGCAGGCGAAGAAAAGATTGCTTACCAATCATCAATGCGTGGCACTTGGGGTTACGATGCAGAATGTTCTTGCGGTTGGAAAACAACAACAGGTGGCGCAATTAAGTCATCAGTATTAGCAGATGTTCAACTGCACAAAACTATGGAACACAATTATTCATACAATCTTGCAAAGGCAGGTGCATAATGACAAAGAAATGTTGCGATCTTGTGTATTGGAAGCACAACGAAGGTTGGGATGTTTACAGAAAAGATGATTGCCAATTTGTTAATAATGAATGGATTCCAAATTGGTTTGATTCTTTCATTGTTGAAGATGCACCAACAAAGAAAGATGCAATCAAATCAATTACCGAATTTCATGTTTTAGGGATGTGCTTAGTATGAAAATCAAAGATGTTGCTGATTACCATTTGGAACAAGCAAAAGAAGCAAACGCCTGCAATGAACGCCAGCAAGAGGAATACCACCTTGAGATGCTTTCAGCATTACTTGAAGAAATGGGTGAGTAATGTTTTCAACCAACTACACCTGCAAGTGCAATGCCTGCAAAGAAACATTTGAATCAGTGATGAAAGTCAACTTATGTCTGCCTTGCTTTGAGGCATACCTAGCGAATTTGGAGAATAACTAAATGGGTGCTTACAAAGAATTGGTAATTGATATTGCTGACACAATGTTTCAAATCAGCCGTGATCTCAACAATGCAAGTGAATCAGGTGATTTTGATGTTATGAAGGAATCACTGCGCAGGGCAATTGTTAACTCTGCCCTGACCATTGCGCACATTCAAGAATTGGAGAACAAGTAATGATTACAAAGCGTGGCAAGCGCGTACGCGCAGTTGCAATTGCACTTGGCATTATCTTGGCTTGGCAGATCGCTGCAAACCTTTGGTGGGTTGGCATTGATGCACCAACGGCTGAGTTTCTTGGCTGGTGCTGGGGTTCAATGACTGAGTGCGTAGTTCTATGACACCGCTTAGATCAATCCGCGTTGATGCCGACTTGTGGCAACTGGCATTAGAAAAAGCGCGAAATGAAGGCACCACCGCCACCGCAATCATCATTCAAGCATTGCGCGATTACATCAAATAATTTAAGAAACGAAAAACCCCCCGCAGGAACGGCTGCAGGGGGTTTTTCTATGGGGGCGTTTTCGCGCCTAAAACTTAATCTGTGGCGATCTCGCCAGCAATTGAAAAATATGCAGCGCCATCTACAAAACTATCAAGGTGATCAGGTGATTCAATCAACCTGGCAACTTTGACGAGTGCAAGGCAGATCGCAGCTTGAGATGGAGAAATCTCTTGTTCTAAATAAATTGACCATAAACCAGCAATGCGCTGATGATTTGTTAATGGCTTTCCATAATTCTTATTGCGATCACCGTGAGTAAGGTGCTTGGCTTCATCTAAGATTTCACCGCGTTCCATCTGTTTCCCCCATCTCATACCAGCCATCGCCCCAAAGGGTTAATAATCGCTGAAAGTATGCTTCGTATTGAAGGGCGATAGTATCAAGGTTATAGAGCGAAACTGCACGATTTCGGATTTTAGTCCGATCTAGGTATTTGACCCCTTCGGCTGCCTGCACAAATTCACGCAAAGTACGGCATCTAAAGCCTGAACTTTCAGGGTTGTTCTCTGTAAATGCACCCCAATCAGTTGTGATTGTAGGTGTGCCACAAGCCTGTGATTCGATCACCACATTGCCAAAAGGTTCTACATAAAGTGTTGGGGCAAAGGTGGCAGTGGCACCGCCCATTAGCTTTGCGCGTTTGGCAGGGCCGACACTGCCCACAAACTCGCCATACCCGCTTTGCTCACCAGGCCCTGCCAAGATAAGCCGCTTGCCTAATCGCTCACACACTTCTTGGGCAATTCTGTATCCCTTGCGATCAATCAGCCGACCAATGAACAGGTAATACTCACCCTTTTCATCGCCCTTGCCATCTCCCAGTGGGAACATCTCAGGTTCTAAATAGCCAGGAATCACTGCATCGTAGAACTGGCCATCGGCAGTTGTGGGGTTTTTCCACCCTGCATAGATTGAGTGCATCCAAGCATAGGATTCAAACACCCGATACTTGGCAAACACACCGCCGTAGCCAACGCCAAACTCCACTGACATATGCGCAGGAAAGGCATCGGCAATTGGCTTTTGTGCGCTGCCGCCGATTAAGCAAATGAAATCTTCTTTTTGGATGCGCTGGCCAATTGCTTCAATGGCATTGGCGTTGAACTTATCCCAAAGCCACCCGTTAAACGGGAACTGGGTGTAGTGAGCTATATCGTGAAGTGCTGCCTCTTGTTGCTTTTTGGAAACGCAAGTAATCAGTTCGGTAACAGGTGCTTCGACTTCATCGCCAGCATAAAGAAATACCTCGTGGCCTAGATCGTGCATCATTATGCAGAATCGCCTGACCTTTTCAGTAAAAGCGCATCCTGCAAACTCTTTTGTTACCTGTGTGTGTGGCAGTGCCACGATGTGAAAACGCATAGTTCCCCCGAATCTGTTTATTTAGCCAAGAAGTAACTTAGCCTCATCTTCAGTAATGCCCAACTTTGCTAACAATGCTGCCTTTTCTGCAGCCTTTTGTGTTGCTTCGGCTTCTTGAGCTACACGATCTGCCTCAAACTTAGCCGCATCTGCCTCACGCTGGGTTAGTTCATCGGCAGTTAGTTCGCGCTCAATTGTCTCGCCCGTTTCGCAGTTAACTTCAATTGCTGTTGTCATTTTTCTCCCTATGAGTTCTTGATGCCGTAAAGTGTTGCGCTTGAGTATTGCATAAAATTTACACCAGCACTTGCACTGTCTAATGTTATGGCTGTTATTGCTGTTGTGACTGACCACAAACCAGCGTAAAAACTTGCTTCTGCCGCTGTTGCGTTGTTTTCATAAACAGAATCTGAACTTATTGATTTATAATTGGATGAAGTATAGTTTGGAAAATAAAGTTCAATATTTGAAAAAGTGTTAGCCGTAGATCCGTTTCCATTTGAAACACCCAGATCGCGGTATGTTGAAGAAGCACTAGCCACGCTTGAACCATTACCAGTGAGATTAATGCGTGATCTGTTTGTCTGTACCCCGTTTAGATAAACTCCCAAAGCATCTGCAGTTCCAGCAGCAAGTGTTCTTGTGCTGACTTTAAGAACAAGGTCGGTAAAAGTTTGCGGGATGCTTGTAAATACAATGTTTGCAGCTCCACCTGAACCAACTGTGACAGTGGCAATTGCTTGGTATGTTGTTGGCATAATTAGGCCGCCTTGATTCCGTATAGAGTTGCAGTAGTGCCAATTTGCATTGTTCCTAGCGTAAAATAAGAAACTGAAGTTATGGCAGCAGTTGAACGATAAAGACCAACCATTGCCTCAACTGCTCCAGATGCTAAAGAATATCGCGAAAGAATTGTTTTATTAGTAGTCGTATTTGAGTAATTATTGATTGAGATAATTTGAGCAGTTGGATTAGTGCTAGATGTTCCAGCGGCCACTGATAGATCAAACAATGTTTCATTGCTTGCTGAATAAGAATTAGGGTTTACACCATTACCAACAAGATTTATGCGTGAATAGTTTGTTGCTGAATCACCATTTAAGCGCAATCGGGTACGACTTGCGCCGTTATCTAGGCAAGAAACAACAAGCACAAGATCAGTATAAGTACCTGAAATACTTGAAAAAGTAATAATTGAAGCAGTGCTTGAAAGGGTGCTTGTAGCAATCGGCTCATATGTAGATGGCATTGTTACCCCTTAATTCCGTATAAGCCAATGTGTGTTCCAGTTGGAAAGTTTCCAGAATCTCTGCCAATAGTTAAAGAAGTAAAAGCATTAATAATTGGTATATATCCTGATGTTAAGCCAATATAGGTATCGTAGGGCGCACCACTATTATTTCTATTTGAACCCCATAAAACCCTAGAAGTTTTGAATTTATTTGTATTTGCATAATCAAACAAATCGCAAATTGAAACCAAAGGATAAGCATGAGTTGCACCTTGATAACAAATTCGGTTCCAAGGCAATCCATTAGCAAAACCAGAAGTTGTAGCAAAACCAGTTCCATTCATTTCGTGCAATGTTTTATTTCCAGTTGTATCACCATTTGGATAAAACCAAAGATTACCTGGTGCAGTTGAACAATCAGGCATATAAAAACGAATTTGCAAATGTTGATAAGTCTGAGGAATTGAAGAAAAGGTTATGTTGGCAGAACCAGCAGGTGATGAACTAGCAATTGATTCATAAGCCGTTTCAACAAAAGTGGCATTTCCAGCCAACATATCGTAGTAACGGTTGAGTGACTTAAAGCCACCCGCGTTACTCATCTTATAGATGTTGTTATTTGATGGCATTAGGAAATCTCAACACCTGAAATGTGAAGGTTGATCGTGGTGGCAGATGCGCCGCCCTTGATCGTTTGAGTTGTAGCCAACACTTGCTTGAGTGGAATCACAGTTGAATCATAGGCCCCAACAGAAACTGTTGTTGCAATGCTTACATCGTTGAGTGAGATCGTAAATGTGCCAGCCGACCCTGCAGTGTTAGTAACCACAATGTCAGTTACAACAGTTGTTGTTGAAGCTGGAACTGTATAAAGAAGCGTTGTTGTGGTTGTGGTTGCAGCGCCTCGAAAGAGTGCCTTTGATGTTTGTGGCATTAGTTGTTGCTCCAGTTTCTTGTCATTTTAATAGGCACCCATAAATACCATTGTAAAGTCTGATGGGCCAGTGGCACCTGTCGCGCCCGTGGCACCTGTCGTTCCTGTAGGACCGACTGGGCCAGTGGCTCCGACTGGGCCAGTGGCACCTGTAGGTCCAGTTGCACCCGTTAAACCTTGTGGGCCAGTTTCACCTTGCGCTCCAACAATTGCCGTAACCCAGGCACTGCCATCCCAGTATTTTAGTTGTGCCATTATTCAGTCACTTCCTCATCAGGTATATCAATAATTTCAATGATGTTGTCGTTGGGCTTGCTTTGATCGTAGCCACCAAGTCCATAAGTAATTATTTGCATTTTATGCACTCCTTAAAGATACGCCGTAAAGAGAGGCGTTGCTAAATGATGGACTCACGGCGGTTGCAAATCCTGATGTGACATTTACAAACTGAGAAAACCCACGATTAAAACTACCTGATGTGGTTCCAGTTGAATTATTTGGAATCATCCCAGAGACTGCCGTGTATGAATTAAAAGTGTTTGTTGTCGCGGCAGTTGTTGAATTTGCTGCCAAGAAATAAACACCTGCACTCAAACTTTGACTGATGGTGATTGTGTAAATTGTTGAGGCAGCAGTTGTTGCCACTATTCCCGCATCAAGTAAAACCGTTGATGGCGCTCCATTTGTGTTGTTGTAGATTCCAAGACGAACAGCACCCGTTCCCACAAATGTTGAGGCCGTCATCAATGCAATCCGATCAAATGTTGTTGTGTAAGGCACATAAAATGGAATGTAGTATGTGAAATTGACACTTTGTGAGGCAATACTAAATGCAGTACCTGAGAAATAATGCTGACCAGTTACCATTTGAGTCACTGGCGGTGTAGTTGCAGCAACTGCAGGTTCATCAGTGTCAAGCCAAAGCACATCAGTATTTGTTGGTGCCGTTGTTTGAGCAACAATACCTTCAGGCCCAGTTGCGCCAGTTACGCCAGTTGCGCCTGTAGCACCAACTGCGCCATTGGTTCCCGCTGGCCCTGTTGCACCTGTTGCACCAACCGCGCCAGCAACACCAGTGGCACCAACAGGTCCAGTAACGCCAACATTACCTTGGATGCCTTGAATTCCTTGCGGTCCAGTAGCACCTGTTGCACCTGCAGGTCCAGTTGCACCTACAACGCCTTGAATACCTTGAGGACCAGTAGCACCTGTCGCGCCCGCAGTTCCTGCAGGTCCAGTTGCACCTGTTGCACCATCTGCACCATTTGCACCGCTTGCACCAGCAGCTCCAGTGGCACCGATTGGTCCAGTTGGACCAGTAGGGCCAGCAACAATTGAATCAGCACCGCTTGCACCAGTAGCACCGATAGGTCCAGTTGGACCTGTGTTTCCAGTAGCTCCGATTGGCCCAGTTGCACCTGCGGGGCCAGTAGCGCCAGTTGCACCAGTTAAACCAGTTGCAATTGTAACGAGTGCAAGCAATTGAAAGTTTGAAAAGTTAGTTGTGCCAGTGCCACCTGATGAATCAATGACAACTGGCAATTCTACATAACCAGTTTGCAATACTGGCGCACCTGTAACTAAGAACTTTTGAAAGTTATTGTTAACATCTCGATCTTGAATAATAATAAAATCATTTGCTTTAAGTAAGGCAAGCAAGAAATCAATATCATCGCCATTATCGTCAATGTGATCTATGTTGATTCGAGTTGAGTTAATTTGTGTTGCATTGCCCCAACGAATATCGCCCGCACCTGGTTTGCCTGTTGTTGAAGATGTATCGGCTGCATATTCAAAGATTGTTGCTGAACCACCATTGGCACCTGCTGGACCGCTTGCACCTGTTGCACCTGTTGGACCAGCAACGCCAGTGGCACCGATAGGGCCAGTTGCCCCAGTAGCACCGATCACACCCGTTGCACCTGTTGGCCCTGGCACTGTTGAATCAGCGCCTGTTGGCCCTGTTGAACCTGCGGGTCCTGTAGCACCAGTTGCACCAACAATACCTTGAGGACCTGTTGCACCTACTGGGCCAGTTGCACCAACATCACCTTGAATACCTTGTGGACCTGTAACGCCAGTTGAACCTGTTGCGCCAACTACACCTTGAATTCCTTGTGGACCAGTTGCACCAATTGGACCAGTTACACCAATCTCACCCTGGATTCCTTGAATACCTTGAGGACCTGTTGCACCGATTGGACCAGTTACACCGATTGGGCCAGTGACACCGATAGGACCAGTGACACCGATAGGACCAGTTGCACCTGTAGCACCGCTAGCACCGACTGGACCAGTGACACCTACAGGTCCAGTTACACCTGTTGCACCAGTTGCACCCGCTGGACCTGTCGGGCCAGTAGGACCTGCAACGCCTTGTGGACCTTGTAGGTTTGAAATA